TAAATCAAATAATAATGGATCTGGTGTAGGAGCAACTACATTAAATGATGGATTAACTTATGGCAATTATCCATACGGAACTAGAGTACAGGATAAAGACATTTGTTTACTAAGAGGAGACGTAACCAAGATTCATGGCATATATGAATCTTCTGGTACAGGAACTCCATCTCTTCCAAGATTAACACTAACAGATATTAGCAGTTTTAATGCTGATATTAACGATGCTTTGACTGGTGAAGAAATATTCACTGAGGGTACAGAAGCTCTAGGTATTGTAGCATCTAAGATAGATTCTACAACAATTGAATATATTCCAATTAATAGCAATATTTTTGGAGTCAATGATACGATTATTTTCAGAGAATCTTCTATTACAGCAACTATTGCTGATGTAGAGTTAGGTGATAATAACGTAACTAACAGATACTCTTTGGTTACTGGATCTAAAAATACAATATATGATTATTCCAAGATTGTAAGAAATTCATCATCTCAACAACCATCCAGGAAATTATTGGTTGCATTTGAGTATGCTACAATCGATGAAACAGACACTGGATCTGTATTAATCAAAAATTCTTACAATAACTTCGATTATGCTCGAATTCCATTTGTTAATGGTGTTAGACACTCTGATATTTTGGACATTAGACCCAAAGTGGTTCCATATACAGTTTCTGAAGGGTCTAGATCTCCGTTAGAATTTTTAGGTAGAAGTTTTACTTCAGATCAAAATAGTAAGATTGATGTTTTAGCCTCCGATGAGGATATAGCAATTGATTATTCAATATATCTGCCAAGAATTGATAAAATTTATCTAAGTAAAGATGGAGATTTTCAACTAATTTATGGAACTCCACAAGAAGTTCCTCAACCTCCAATTAGAATTGAAGATTCTTTAGAAGTAGCAACAATCAGTTTGCCAGCATATCTCGAAAATGCTAAGGATGTTAAGATAAGTCTGGAATCTCATAAGAGATATCAAATGAGTGACATTGCTAAATTAGAGCAAAGAGTCAAAAATCTTGAATACTATACAACATTATCTTTACTAGAAACTAATACATCAAATCTTGATATTAGAGATGCTGATGGTATTTCTAGATTTAAATCAGGTTTCTTTGTAGACAATTTTACTACCACAAATAATCAACAAAAATTTGGTCCAAAGAATAGTATTGATCCCACTAACAATGAGTTAAGACCATCCACATACACAACAGAGTTAGATTTGCTATTAGGATCAATATCTTTGACTGGAGTTGGTGGAGTCAAAGATGAAAATGCTGATCCAAAATATGTAAATGATTTAATTGGTGATAATGTAAAGAGAAGTACAGTAGATCCAGATGGTGGTGCTGGAACTGATAGTATGGGTGTTATCACTCTCGATTATGAAGAAGCAGAGGTAGTCAGTCAACTCACTGCAACAAGAGTTGCAAATGCTGCACCTTATTTCGTTTCTTACTATAAAGGAACAATGACATTAAGCCCATCATCTGATATTTGGGTTTCTCAGTCAAAAATTGAATCGAAAACTATTGATGGTTTAATTAGTGGTGTTAATGTTACAAACATTGAAGCTAAAGCATCTGATCTAGATGAACAATCTGGTTGGTCTCCAATTCTTTGGGGTGCATGGAATGAAGAGTGGACAGGTAAGACAACAACAACCGATAAAAAAATTAGTGGCAAGGATACTGCAACACTTACACAATCAAATGCAGACGATGGAAGTGCATCGGTAAGTGTCGAAGCAGTAATTAAATCAAAAACAAAAACTGGTACAGCAACTGCTGCAGGATCTTCTCAAAAAATTACAACAAAAGCATCAAATAGCATTACTCTGGGGGACAAGGTAATTTCTTCAAATGTTTCTTCGTTCATGCGTTCAAGAAACATTCAAATAACTGCAAAAGGATTATGTCCAAATGCTGAATTGGAGGCATATTTTGATTCTGTTCAAGTAACAAAATATGTTACACCAAAACTTCTTGAAATTGAAATGATTTCTGGAACATTTAGTGTTGGTGAATTAGTTACTGGTGGTTCTAAGAGTGGTTTGTTGAAGGATTCTCCATATATTCAATTTAGAGTTGCAGATTCTAATCATAGAACTGGTCCATATAATGATCCATTAGATGTATATGCAACAAATCCATATACTGATGAGACAATTCCAAGTGTTTATTCAACATCGTCAACTATACTTAATGTTGATTTAGCATCTCTAAGTCTTCAAGCTCAGGGAGATTATTATGGTCATGCTGCACCAGAGATGACTCTTACTGGTAAAACAAGTGGTGCAAAGGCAAAAGTTGTTAGCACCGATTTAGTTGTAGATGAAACTGGATCTTTTGCTGGATCTTTCTATATTCCAAATCCAAATGCTACTGGAGTACCAAAATTCAGTACTGGTGGAGCAACATTTAAGTTAACTGATGCGTATGCTTTAGATCTTCCAGGTGGTTTATCTCAGACTAGTGCAGAAAAAGAATTTTTCTCATCAGGAACTATTGAAAAGGTTCAGGGAACTATTATCTCCACACAAACAGTAGAAGTTGCTAATGCATCTACAGAGCAAACTAAATCAATTTCAGAAACAACTGAGTCTATTGCTAGTTTGAAGCCTCTCATTGACATTACTCTCCCACAACCAACACCAATTCCAAAACCAGCACCAATCCCAACCCCAACACCCAAACCAACTCCTCAACCAAAACCATCTCCAGTACCAGTTCCAGTACCAGTACCATCACCAGTTCCAAACCCAGCACCACAACCCGCTCCAACTCCAGCACCTAAGCCAACACCAAAACCAAATCCAATTCCACAACCTGCTCCAATTAAGAAAAAAGTTCAAAAAGCTCTTAATTACAAAGGTAAGAAATTTACTCAAGCACTTTTAAATAATCCTAAAGCTGGGACTCAACAATGCTATAAGGCATTTGTTAATAAGAAGGGTAAGTATAAAGTATTTCCAATTACTCTTAAGAAAAATCTTAAGAAAATTGAAAAACTTGAAAAGAAAGGAAAAGTTTTTGAAACATTCTGTACAAAAGTTTCAAAATATAAGTGCAAAACACAAACTGACCCACTGGCACAATCATTCTTCATTGGATCTCCAGATGACACAACTGGAGTATTTGTAACATCAGTTGCACTATTCTTCAAGACTAAATCTGATAGTGAGACTTGTTTTATTCAACTGAGACCGATGGTGAATGGATTACCATCGTCTACAGAAATTTATCCATTCTCTAGTGTTGTGCTGGAAGGATCTGATATCGATACATCCGATGATGCATCTGTAGCAACTTTTGTTAATTTCCCAGCACCTGTCTACATGGAAGGAAATAAAGAACATTGTATAGTCGTTGGTTCAAACTCAACTGATTTTAATCTTTGGATAACAAGGCAAGGTGAAGTTGATGTAGCATCTAAATCTTTACCAGAATCTGAGCAGATTCCTATTACAAAACAATCATTCTTAGGATCTCTATTTAAGTCTCAGAATGCTTCTACTTGGACTCCAAGTCAGTACGAAGATCTTAAGTTTGTAATAAACAGAGCAAACTTTACTCCAAAGGGACAAATAAGTTTCTTCAATCCAGATTTATCAGTAGGAAACAAACAGCTTCCAACTTTAAAGAAAGATTCTTTGAATATTTCTTCTAGAAAACTGATTGTTGGATTGGGAACAACTGCTGTAAGTTGGGGAACAGATATTGTTGCAGGTAACACAGTTATTCAGGATGATTCTAATGCATCAGGAAACTATGTGAGTGGTCTTGGTATTGCTACAGGCAATATGACTATCGTTAATGCAGGACTTGGTTTAACACCATCGAGTGGAACATATCAATATAATAATGTTCCACTAACAAAAATAACTGGATTTGGTGAAAATGCAACAGCAAATATCTTCGTATCAAACGGGGTTGCAATCGGAGCAACAATTTCTTCTGGTGGTAATGGATTCAAGGTTGGAGACATTCTAACTGGAACTATAGGTGATGGTGTTGGAAGAAACTTACAGCTATCAGTTTCTGAAATTTATGGAATCAACGAAATCGTTATTGATCAAGTTCAGGGTGATTTTATTGTTGGATCTGGTAAGACTTTGCGTTATGTGAATTCTTCTGGAGTAACAACAGAGTTTAGTGATAATGCTTCAGTAACATTGAATTCTGCTCCAAGAGTAGTAACTGATGGTCTCCATATTAAGGTAAATCATCTAAATCATGGTATGCATTCTCCAACAAATAGTGTGGTAATTAGTGATGTGGTAAGTGACCTTCCATTTACAATTACATCTTCAGATTATGCATCTACATCTACTGCAGACCTTGATATTTCAGATTCTTCCAATTTCACAACCTTCGAAGGTGTTTCTGTTGGATCAACAAATCCAGGATATATCAAGATTGGAGAGGAAATACTCTCATACACTGGTGTCTCTGGAAACACTCTCTTAAATATTACGAGAGGAATTGATTCTACCCAAACTGACACATACGAGGCTGGTACTTATGTTTCTAAGTATGAAAACTCTGGAGTTTCTCTAAGAAGAATTAACAAGACCCACCAATTGCAAGATGCGGATGTTATTGAACCAATTGGACTTGATTACTATACAATTAAGATTGATAATTCTGAAGGTGGTGTAGATAGAAGTTCCTCAAGTTCTTTACCAACACTTTATCTAAATGAAACTAAATCTTCTGGTGGTGAATTAATAACAGCAACACAAAATATACATTATGAAATTATGAAACCAATAGTTCAAACTTTATCAGTTCAAAATACATCAATTACTGCAAGAGTGAGAACCGTATCTTCTACTAGTATTAGTGGAACTGAATCTTCATTCGTAGATAGTGGATATGAGTCAATCAATCTTAATGATGACAATTACTTTGATTCTACAAGAATGATTGCTTCTAAGGTCAATTCTGATAATTTACTTACAAATTTACCTGGTGGAAAGTCATTTGAACTTGAAATGACATTGAATACATTTGATCCCAGACTTTCTCCAGTGATTGATTTAGATAGAGTTGGTGCAATCTTTGTATCCAATAGAGTCAATAATGTAATTTCCGACTTTAAGACTGATCCAAGAGTTGCATCAGTAAAGAATGATCCAAGTGCATTCACTTATGCAATGAAACCAGTTGAGTTGGAAATTCCAGCCAATAACCTCAAAGTTCTAGTTGCAGCATACGTTAATATTTTCTCGGATGTTCGTGCTCTGTATGCTATTACTAACGATCCAGAGGAAGATTTGGTCTACTATCCATTCCCAGGATGGAGTAATAGAACAGATAATGGTCAAATTATTGATATTGATGATAGTGATGGCACACCAGATATATTTGTTTCACGAACAGATGTTCTTGGATTTGATTCAGATTCTCTAACATACAAAGATTATGAGTTTACAATTGAGAATTTACCATCATTCAGATACTTTAGCATTAAATTAGTTGGAACTTCAACTAATCAGTGCTATCCACCAAGAGTTCGTGATCTAAGAGTAATTGCAACTGCATAATATGAAAATTAAAGTAGAAAACCATTCAAATTTGTATAGAGATTCGGAAACAAGTGCAATTATTAGTACCAATGTTTCCGAATACAAAAACTACGTTAACTCCCTCAAGCATAAGCAGAGGGAGGTGAACAAAATTAAAAAATTGGAGAGTGATGTTCAATCGGTAAAGAATGATTTACAAGAAATTAAGGACCTACTCAAATGTCTAATCAAAGAATAACCTTTAATCCAACCGCAGGTGTTCCTTATGGAGTTAATTTAACTCTAAACACTGGATCTAACTTTGAGGTTAATTTTACTACAGTAGACAAAAATGGAAGTGCTTTTGACTTTGATTCTTGGACTGGATCATCACAGATGACAAAAAGTGTTTCTGTTGGATCAACACTATATCCTCATGCAACCTTTAATTTTAGTTTTGTTAGTGCATCAAACGGACAATTTAAAATTGCATTGGGATCTACTCAAACAAGATCTCTATCGGAAGGAAGATATTATTATGACATACTAGTAAGTTCTGGGACGACTGTATATAAACTTGTAGATGGAAATTTGTTGGTTAAAACTGGCATTTCATCTGCTCCATAAATAATTTAAAGCTATAATAAAATGGCACAACCATCATCTAGACAAGATCTAATTAATTATGTCAAAAGGCAGTTAGGTGCTCCTGTTCTAGAAATCAATGTTGCTGATGAGCAAATTGATGATCTAGTTGATGATGCATTGCAATATTTTCATGAGAGACATTTTGATGGTGTTATTCGTACATATTTAAAATATAAAATAACCGCAGATGATATTTCTAGAGGAAGGTCGAGAGGAGACTCAAATGCGGTAGGAATTACAACAGAAACTGTAAGTCATTCTGTTGGAAATAGTACAACATTTTCATTTGAAGAAAATGGAAATTATTTGCCAGTTCCTAGTTCTATTACTGGTGTAAATAAAATTTTTAGACTAACATCATCCTCAGCAACAAGTGGATCGATGTTCAGTGTTAAGTATCAATTATTTTTAAACGATCTTTACTACTGGGACACAATTGATCTTTTGCAATATTCGATGGTTCAAAACAAATTGTCTGATATTGACTACTTATTAAATCCATTAAAGCATTTTAGATTTAATCAAAGACAAGATCGTTTATATATCGACATGGATTGGGGGCAAGTTGTAAAAGATGATTATCTAATCATAGACTGCTGGAGACTATTAGATCCATCATCGTTTACTCAGGTATGGAACGATTCATTCCTTAAAATGTATCTTACTGCTCTTGTAAAAAGACAATGGGGACAAAACCTTATGAAGTTCCAAGGAGTTAAGTTACCAGGTGGAGTTGAACTTAATGGTCGTCAAATGTTTGATGATGCTGAAAGAGAATTGGAAAGAATAAGAGAAAAAATGTCCTCAACTTATGAACTTCCACCCCTAGACATGATCGGATAAACCCATGCTAAATCCATATTTTCAGCAAGGTTCAAGAAGTGAACAGAATCTCGTACAGGATTTAATCAACGAACAGTTGAGAATGTATGGGGTAGAAGTATACTATATCCCAAGAAAATATCTTGTTAAGAATACTGTTATTGAAGAGGTAATTCAATCCGAATTTAATAATGCATATCCTATTGAAGCATACGTTAATAATTATGATGGATATGATGGTCAAGGAACACTATTATCAAAATTTGGTATTCAAGATCTTGATGATCTAACTTTGATAATTTCTAAAGATAGATTTGAAAATTATATTACACCACTAATTAAGGATCTACCTAACATAGAATTGGCAACACGTCCAAAAGAGGGAGATCTAATTTATTTCCCATTAGGTGATAGATTATTTGAGATTAAATTTGTTGAACATGAACAACCATTCTATCAGTTACAAAAAAACTATGTTTACGAATTGAGATGTGAACTATTCAGATATGGATCGGAAGTTGTAGATACTGGTGTTGAAGAAATAGATGATAATTTACAAAATGAGGGATATATTCAAACCTTTAATGTTGCAGGAATTGGTGAAACCGCAGCTGCATATACTGGCATTGTTGATGGCTCTCTAAGTCTATTCACTTTCTCTGATTTCGGATATGGTTATAATGCTCCAGTTACCGTAGCAATTTCAACAGCACCTACTGGTGGTGTAAATGCTACTGGTGTAGTCACTGGAAGAACTACATATGGATCTGGTGGAGATCAGTTCTTAACTATACAAGGCATTGAACTATCAAATCCAGGTGCTGGTTATACAACTGCACCATTAGTAGTGATCACTGGCAGTACAACTGGAACAGGAGCAGCTGCAACAGTAGGAATAGTAACTTCTGGTGCCGTTGGTATTATAACTATTACAAATGTCGGATCGAATTATATTGAAGAACCATCTATCACCTTCTCTTCACCACCAGGAGCTGGAACAACAGCAACAGGAAGAGCAATTTTGGCATCAGACAATACAATAAGTGCTGTTAGAATTACAAATCCTGGTTCTGGATATACTACCGCACCACAGATTACATTTGGAAATCCAAATGTAGTCGGATCAGGAAACTTTGTTTTCAATGAGATTGTAACTGGTTCATCTTCTGGTGTTACTGCAAGGGTTAAGAATTGGAATGCAAGCACTAAAGAAGTGAAGCTGGCAAATATTTCTGGAGAGTTTATTAATAGAGAAACAATTACAGGAGCAGATTCTGGAGCAACTCATAGAATTGTAATCCTAAATACTATTACTACAAATACTACAAACACTGATAATACATACAATCTTGTAGAAGAATATGATGAAAATGATGTTATTCAAACTGAGGCAGATAACATCATTGATTTTACAGAAAATAATCCGTTTGGCAGAGTTTAATTTAAGAAAGTAATACCATGTTTGAATATTTTTACCACGAAATTTTAAGGAAGATTGTTATTGGGTTTGGTACGCTCTTTAATGATATCACTATAAAAACTACAGACTCTGGTAGCAATGTAAAAAGTTCTATTAAAGTTCCTCTTGCATATGCTCCCCAGCAAAAATTTCTAGCAAGATTAGAACAGGTAGAAGATTTAAATAAACCAACTCAAATTAGTCTACCTAGAATGTCATTTGAGTTTACTGGTTTGCAATATGACTCCAGTAGAAAAGTTACAACTACTCAAAAGTTTTTAGTTCCATCCCCATCTGGTGATGGTAAGGTCAAAAAGGCATATATGCCAGTTCCATATAATATGGACTTCGAACTGAGCATTTATACCAAATTGAATGATGATATGCTTCAAATTGTTGAGCAAATTTTACCATATTTCCAACCATCATACAACCTTTCAGTAGAGTTGATTGAAGAAATGAATGAGAAACGTGATATTCCAATTGTTCTAGAAGGAATATCGATGGATGATCAATATGAGGGAAATTTTGATACAAGAAGAGCATTGATTTACACATTAAGATTTAGTGCTAAAACATATTTGTTTGGACCCGTTACCCAGGATATTTCTTCCAAGATCATCAAGAAGGCAGAAGTTGGTTACTTTGCCTCTGCATCTCAAACAGACAAGACAAACAGAGATGTTACATATTCGGTCGAACCAAAAGCAATTAAAGAATATGATGATGGTGTTTTATCAATAACTTCGGCAGATATTACAAAAACTGATGAAATAATAGAACTACAATCAATATCAAATATTACTGAAGATACTTATATTAGTATCAATAAGGAAGTGATGTATGTAAAACAGAAATCCGATTCTGATAGTAAGATTCTTGTTAGAAGAGCACAGAATGGAACAGTTGCAACTGCACATGTTTCTGGAACTAATGTAACTGAAATTACTTCAGCAGATGATAACTTAGTCAATCTTGGAGATGATTTTGGTTTTGATGGAGGATTTGTATAATGTCAAAATTTGAAGAATTGAATGATCATTTTAATGTTGAAGATAATCTTTCAGTAGATGTTGAAGTTTCTTCCGAAGTTGTTGAAGATAAACCAAAAAAGAACGTTCCAGTAAAAAAAGATGATGTAACTAATGACTACGAATATACTAGAGGAAATTTATATTCACTTATAGAAAAGGGACAAGAAGCAATTAATGGCATTCTAGAATTGGCACAAGAAACTGAAATGCCAAGAGCATATGAAGTTGCTGGTCAATTAATTAAAAACGTTTCTGACGCAACAGATAAATTATTAGACTTGCAGAAAAAAATGAATGACTTAGAGCAAGGTACTAAAAAACAAGGTCCTACAACAGTTAATAATGCACTTTTTGTTGGATCTACAGCAGAATTGTCTAAGTTACTAAATAGCAAATCATTTGAGAATGTACAAAACGAAACCTTGAATAAATAAACTAAGAAGGTTTTTTGACTAACTTACTAGGGAGTTGAGATGAATACTAGTCCAACAATTAGGTTAAAAAGATCCTTACAGCAAGGAGCAGAACCTACATTAGAGCAACTTACTTTTGGTGAGTTAGCTATTAATCATTATGATGGTACAGTATTTGTACGACAAGACACCCAGGGTGTTGGTATTGCAACTAGAGTAGTGCCTGTCGGTGCTGGTAGAAGTATTGGAAATACATTTTTTGTAACTGTAGAAGGTAATGATTTAAATAGTGGATTAAGTCAACAAGATGCTTTAGCATCAGTAAAAAAAGCAGCAGAATTTGCACAACCAGGTGACACTATTAAAGTTAGTGCTGGTATATACGTAGAAGATAATCCAATTGTTTTAAGAGATAATGTTTCGGTTGAGGGTTTTGAACTAAGAAACTGCTACATTGCCCCAAACAATTCAAATAAAGATTTATTTCATATTAACAATGCTTGTCACCTAACAGATTTGGCATTTATTGGCAAAGGTGCTGATATTGGTGGTGGATCTAAGGGTGTTCCTTCTGGTGGTTCTGAACCAGGATTCCTTGGAGAACCAATGGATCCATCTAAAGCAGTTATTGCATTTGTACCTTTAGAAGGTGTTGCAGTTGATAGATATTTTGATGGAGCAAGAATGATCCGTCAAAATGCCGACTTTATTGCAGGTGAGGCAGTTGGATTTTTAACAAGTGGTTTTAGTGGTCTTGCTGGGTCACACAGAGCACAAGATGCGGCAAGACTTATCGATCTAAATGCAGAATTTATTGCTGCAGAAGCAGTTGGATTTATCACCAGTGTAAATTATGCTGGTGGTGCATTTACAATGTCATTTGGCACTGCTAGAGATTGTCAGGACGACATCCATGATGTTATAGAAGCAGTTGCACATGATCTCAGAGCAGGGTATAGAGACGGAACTCAGGCTAATAGTAGATCGGTTGGTGCCGCACAATCTTATTTTGTGGGTGGAGCATTAGCACACATTCTTGGTGTAGGTGTATCTGAGGCAACTATTGCTGCACTAGATCGTGCTGCTGGAATTGCAACATTTGTAATTAATAACAAACCTTATGGATTTGAGACCGTAGGTTCTGGGGTTACTGTAACTGCATTTGAATATACTCCATCAACAGGTGTTGCTACTGTAACTACATTAATTGGTCATGGATTAACTTCAACCGATCACGTTACATTTTCTGGTCTTGCGTTCACTTGTGCTACTGAACACTCTGGTGTTACCACAACAATTTTCCCAGATGGAAGTAGTCCTTCAGGATTTAATTTCGTTGTTTTAGATGATACCCCACTTAATAATACTCAATTCGTAATTAATGTTGGCATTTCTACAATTGAACATACTTATACTGCAAGTAGTGGTATAGCAATAACAAGTTATAAGTATAGTCCATTTAATCAGTCATTTGACACTGGTGCTGCAGAGGGAACTGCAATTCGTGGTGAAAACGTTGTAGGAAATGGAATATGTCTCAATGTTAATAATGATATTACAGAACTTGTTGGAATTGTAACTAGTGCAATTGGTGCAGGTAATACAGATAGTCTGCCAGGAATTACAACTGGTATGAGACTCAATATGGGTAAGTGCCGTCGTGACGTTGCTAAAGTTTGGAAGTCTGTTTGCTATGATATTACTCGTGGTGGTAACACTAAAGTAGTTGGTGCTGCTAAGTCTTATTTTGATTCTAGTGGAAATAAACTCACTAGCATTTTAGTTGATCCTGATGAATATGAGCAGTCTGTAGTTGCACTCGAATACTCCAAAGATATTGCACGTGCAGTGGTTAATAACGTTCGTTGGGGGTCATATACCATCGGAACCGCATTCAACGTAACTGGTGCCGATTACACCCCGTCTAGTGGCATTCTTACAGTTACTACCAATGTAGGTCATGGATTAACTACCAAAGACACTATTAAACTCTCTGGAATTGCATTTAGTTGTGCAACTCATAATAATAGCATTGGTGTTTATGATTTCCAATATGATAGACAATCTGGATTTAGTACTGTTATCTTAGATAGTGATCACGGTTTAAGTTCAGGTGATGAGTTTGAACTACGCAATCTTACATTTAGTTGTGGTGATTCTGGTCTTGGACCAGTTGTAAATGTCAGTAATGTAGTATATGATGAGAACGTAGGTATTATCACTGTTACAACTTCATCAGCATCTGGTGTTTTTGAGGGTGAACCAGTACAACTTAAGAATATTGCATTTACTTGTGCTGCAGAACATGCTGGTGTTACGACAACTATTTTCCCAGATGGTTCAAGTCAGAATAATATTGATGGATATGGATATGATGTATTCTCTGTTCTTGCTGTAAATAGTCCAACAGAATTCCAAGTTAATGTTGGTCCTTCAACAATCGCACACACATATGATACTGGTGGTACTGTACAAGCAGGTGTTACAACTACAGTATTCCCAGATGTCCAAAGCAATGATTACGTATTTGATGCATATGTTGGAACTGCTGGAACAATCATCTACACCAATGTAGGTATTTCAACAATTGATCATACTTATGCTTCTGGTGGTGAAGTCAGAATTGGTGTTACTACAACAATCTTCCCAGATGGAACATTTGGTGATTTCTTTGAAGTTAAAGATTTCGTTGGAATCAATACATTCTCAGTTAATGTTGGTATTTCTACCTTTGAGCACATATATCTAAGTGGTGGTAATGTACAAAAGACTAGAACATTTAGGCAAGATATTGGACAAATCCGAGACGTAAGTATTCAAATTGATCCTGATACTGGAAACAATAATACACTTGGAAATTGTAAGAATGTTATTTCTGCAATGAATACTGCTGTTGGAGTATTTACTGCCATCGTAGAAGATGGGTTCAGAGCACTTCAACAACCACTTTATCTAACACCAACAGATGCAACATATGATCCTGTTGGAGGTGGATTAACTATTACAGTTGCTGATCATGGATTAACAACATCTGATAAAGTAAAACTGGCAAATAATTCAATTGTATTTACATGCAACTCTGATGGAAATGTAACTCAAATTGGTTATCCAGATAAGACAAGTCCAATCTACGATAAGTTTGTAGGCATTTCTCAGACAACAACTAATACCTTCACTATTAATGCTGGTTCAATTCCTGCGTTTGGTGCAGGATATGTACACACATTTGTTTCTGCAGCAACATCCGCAGTTAACTATGGTGGTTCTGGTATTTCTACAAGATTCCCAGGAAATAATGGTACTGGATCAGACTTTGAAAACGATCCTTCATTCTCTCCTGGTACTGATGGACCTGTTCTTAAGGGTCCATATGTTAGAAACTGCACCAACTTTATTGAGAATAGTATCGGTATGAGAATCAATGGATTTGATGCCGATCCTGGAGATAAAGATGAACTGGGTGTACAAGGTTCAATGAGTGTTGACTCATTCACTCAGTATAACCAAGGTGGTATCGGCGTATCCATCACAAATGGTGCTTATGCTCAGTTGGTGTCTATCTTCACCATCTGCTGTAACGAAGCAATTGTAACCCTCTCTGGTGGTCAGTGTGACCTTACAAACTCCAACTCATCCTTCGGTGAATTTGGTCTAGTTTCAAAAGGAGTTGGTGATCAAACTTCTAGTTCCAACTATAGACAAACTGCAGAAGTTGTAAAACCAGGTGATCCTGGAAGAACAATTGCACAAGGTGATTATGATATTGGAGATTTGAAAGTTGTCCTGACTGGTGTAGGAACACAAAGACCATATGATGGTCAAACACT